ATGCAATTCTGGATTGCCTTTCAGGCTTTTATTTTCGCTGTTGTTGTCCCACTAGTTCGTTATTTACTAAAAGCTTTCGGCATTGGCGCTGTTACATTCACAGGACTCACAGTCTTAACCAGTCAGATAAAAAGCTATGTTCTCGAACAATTCGCCGGACTTCCTTCTGATGTTGTCATGTTAATCGGCCTGATGAAAATTGACGTCGGCTTTAACATGATTCTCTCTGCTGTTCTCGCTCGCGCCATTCTTTCAGGGATGAACAGCTCTTCCGGTAAAGTTAAAAAATATACATTTGAAGCATGATATATCTATTCACAGGTGTCACAGGACACGGCAAAACACTCGGCGCAATCCAGTTCACAGCTGAAACGCTTAATCCTAATAATGATAGACAAGTCTTCTATCACAACATTAAGGATCTTACTTTTGACTGGACACAAATTGATGATCCCAAAACATGGGAGCAATACCCAGATAATTCGATATTCTTTTTCGATGAAGCTCAAGAAAACTTCCCGCAGCGAGACCATCGAAAATCAGTTCCAGACTACATCTCAGCCTTAGAGAAGCACCGGCACCGAGGTATTGATTTCGTTTTGGTAACACAGCACCCAAAATTCCTCGATGTCCACGTAAGGCGTTTAGTTTTTGGTCACTATCACTTAGAAAGAAAATTCGGCTTCAATGTTTCTACAAAATACCAATGGGATAAATGTATAGACGAGCCTGAGAAGGATTACCACGCAAGGCAAAAAGCTCAGGTTTCACCCTGGAAATATCCAAAAAAATATTTTGGTACCTATAAATCTGCAACACTCCATACAGCCAAGAAAAAGATTCCAAAAAAGTTCTATTGGTTAATTGTCCTCGTTCCTATGGTCATCATCCCCATTTATTCACTTAGCAATTCATTGCTTAGTAAACAATCACCACAATCACAACAACAAGAATCTAGTTCTTTCTTAACTTTACCCCAACATGCTCAAACTCAACCCCAACCGCAAACTATGTCAGTCTCTAACTATATCGACCAATTTCAGCCAAGAATTCCAGATATGCCAATGACTGCACCTTTCTATGATGAGGTTTATAAGGCTAAAACCTTCCCTAGGCCTAACTGTGTCACAAATGAGAGCCGGGAACGCTGTACTTGTTATTCACAACAAGCAACAAAAATGAATATCAGCCACTACACCTGTCTCAAAATCGTTGACAATGGCTTATTTGATCCGACAATCGAAGAGAATACTAGTAGCAACAAAAACGCAAAAATCGGCAGTTAGCCGATTGCGTTTGTTGCTTTTTAATCCTGTTTTTATTGTGACATGATGATGTCTTTAGATTTACTTTTTCTTATTCCGCTTATTCTTTTTGTCTTTGTCTGCTCAACATTCTAATCAATCATAATCAAATGCCAGTAGCATAATTGCACGTAAGCATTCCTTATCTAAATACATTCCTGTTTTGAACAATTACTAACTTGCAAGACGTTGGTGACTACTGCTTTTATTTAAGTTCGCATAATGTGGCCTTATGTTATGGTCAAAAAACGTGACCTTAAGGGTCGTTTTTTTATCTATATAAGCCCCAATTTCGGACAATAAAAAAGCCCCGAAATGGGGCTTTTTAACATAGGGTTATTATGCGAATTTACTTACTTTCTATCTCTTGTGTTGCCTTCTATACCAATCAATGCACTAGCTATTTGTCCTAATCTCCAGCAAATCATGTTTGTACCAATTATTAGTATTCCGGCTATCACCGCTAATAAAAGCTCAATCATCTGAACATATCCTTCTGCCCATTTTTCTTAACGTAATCACGCATTAATGCACGCATTACTTGTGATGCTGTTTGGTCGTTTGCTTTACAGCACTGCTCAAATGCTTTTTTTAAGCTTTCCTCACACCTTGTTCGTATTACTGATTCTGTCATGCTTGCTACTCCGTTGCTATTGTGTAGCTACATTGTAGACACAACATTAAATGTGCGTCAATCTTTTTGTGAACAGAGTCCACGTACTATAACCAGTGGACTCTTGTCTCATGGTGAGACTTTTGGCTATTTTTTAGCCATTTTCTTTTTCTGCAATATCCTCTTTTGCAAGTTTTATGTAATTGTTGATCATGTAATGGACTATCTCAGTCCAGCTTACCGGCTTTCCTGTTTTATACGATATTTCTATCGCTGCTCTTTCAAGTTCTAACCTTTTTTCTTGTTGAATAGATATTGTCGTTCTTTTTGATTTCACCTTGCAGCACCTCATTTTTTTTCACACATATTATCATTCATGTATTCATTTACTCTTGAATGCTTGCATTGATGAATTCCTTTTGCTATAAATTAATTCCATGAATGGGTGAATTCACTTATTCATATTTGGGTTCTGGCTTAGGTAATGGATATGATTGATATGTTAGTTCTAAGATGCGAAATAAGGGACAACATCGAGATTAGTTATAAAGCTAATGGCTCACTTGTCGTTACCGACACCACTAATTTTCTTAATATCAAAGATTTGGAAATCCCATTACAGGGTTCAGTAGATGAGCAGGGCGAAATTACTGGTCTTTTTCATGCTTGGGAATCTATCCCGTCTAGCTATGGTTCATTAGCTTTTAAGGTGTTTGATTTTCGTAACACCAAAGATGGAACGCTATTTGTCGAAATTAAAGCTAGTCCGGCCAAGTTAATGCTTGGTCATAATGTTTTTGGCTCTGATGACTTGTCAGAATGTGGTCTGACGATGTTTGAGATTCTTTATACAGCTTATCCTACGCTTGCTGATTATCTCAATCATGAATCTTGGACTGTTTCACAGATTGATGTTACTTATCATTCACGATGCAAAACTCAAGATGAAGTTACCCAGTTTATAAATGCATTGCATAACGTTTCTAATGGTCAGACCAAATCTCGTACTGGCTATTCTGGTACCGCTTATTTTGGTAAGAAAAACTCACGTATTAAAAAACTGAAAGTCTATGACAAGTACAAAGAAGTACTTGCCTATATGTCACGCGAACTTAAGAGAAAGCCAGATTTATTTGCTGTCTATACAGATGAATTACTCGAATTCTCAAAATGTATGGTTCGCTGGGAATCCTCAGTAAAAACTCGTTGGTTACAGCGTAGAAATCTCCCTACAAATTTTTTCAAACTCGCAAAAATATTTGATGCCAAGAGCATCTGGAAAGAATCAACAAAAGATATATTTAAAGCCCTTGAGGGACAGCAAATGCGAATTATTAAAGATGACCACATTAAAAAGCAGCTTGAGAAAACCTTTTACACGGTTTCATTTAAGACAGGAAAAATCTCATATACAAAAGCTTTATCTGCATACAGAACATACAGAGCTATTAAGGCTGATGGATATAAACAAGTATCTGAATCAATGTCTCGTGCAACATTTTTCCGTCATATAAAAATGCTTCAAGAAATCGGTTTATCAAAAATCCTGATCCAGAACTTAGAAGGAGAGGGCATTCATAACGAAGTCATTCCAATGGTTCGATATGCCGATGTTGTTTTCGAGAATCAAATTCCGGACTTTGCTCCGGCTCACTTGCGCTTAGTCGCTTAAATCAAAGGTAAATAATTATGGAAATTTCACAAGGCTTTAACATTTGCGGCATCTTAAAAGGTATTGCTCCTGACGGCCAATATCTCAACTTAGGTATTGCTGAAGAATCAAAAGATGAATTCGGCGAACCTACTACAAACATGCATCGAATCAGTATCACTCAACAGCATGCTGAACGATTACAGGCAAAAGTTAATGCCTTAAAAGGAAAAAAAGTTATCTGTAATGTTGCTGTTGTCATGCGTAGAAGTCCAAGAACTGGCAATAACTATCAATCAATTTTCATACACCAGAATTCAGATATTCAGCTTGTACAACAGATGTCACAGCATGTTGAGAAAGCCAGCTAATCATGGCCGCTTGCGTATCCATACAACCTGATAATTCACTTCTTGCTAACTCATCTAGTAGCTGTGATTACCTTTTATTAACTATTCAGGAAGTTGATAACCTCAATACGCAATTACAAAATTCAGCCGAATCTCTGGCGGCTGATTCACCAGAAGTTCAAGCCTTATTAGCATCAATCATTGGCTTGCTCGCTCTGGCTTGGGTTTTCAGAGAAATTGTTAATTTCATTTTTAATAAACGTTAA